GGCGGGTGCCGGAGGCACAGGCGGGGTCGCGGGCGGTTCGGACTGGGGCTCAGCCACCGGGGCTTGAGCTTGCTCGACAAGTTCCTTGCGAAGTTCGCGGCGGAGTTCGACGTACTCTCGTTCGTCGCCTTGACGGTTCTCCGTCACACGGATCGCCACGTCGGTCAGGGCGATCAAAGTTTTGAGGACCAGAGCGTAGTTCATGGTGTTGTCCTTGAAGGTGGATAGAAAAAGGTACAGTTATGCGGAAGTTTACCGCATTTACTCCAGATCAGCGACGTAGGGCTGGAGGCTCTGAAGGACGGCGAGGACGGTGCGGGCGTAGTCGTGAGCCGAAGCATCGTCGTTGTGGTCGATCGCAACCAGCCACTCGTCGAGAGCAGAGTCACCGAGAAGGATGGCGGGGAGAACGATCTCCTGCCATTCATCTTCACTGATCGCTCCGGTGTTCCGGGCTTCGAGCAGCGTGTCCACCGTAGCGATGTAGCTGTCTTGCACGTCGGCGTAGGTGCCGATCTGGGTGGTCGAGCAGCCAGCAACCAGTAGGAGCGTGGCGGCGACGACGGCGAGTAGGGGTGACTTCTTCATGGGGTGCCTTTGCAGAAAAATGGAAAAAACGTCGATTTTGCAGAAAAGTGGAAAAGGCCCGGAGTTACTCCCCCGGGCGATACGGGACGACGCTTCAGTCGTCCTCGGACTTGTCCTTGGCCGTGGGCGTCACGATACCGGCGACCCACTCGATGAAGGTATACACACGCTTGACGACGGCGTTGTCCTTCGGGGTGGGAGTCAGGTTCACGACGAACAGGGCAAGGGCGTGTGCGGCGACAAGACCGGCGAGCACGGTGGCCAGCACGGGGAACTTGTCAAACGCTTCGCGGATCAGGTCTTCCATGGAGACCTCCTTGTGTTCGAGCAGGCTGCGACCGAGGGCAGCCGGGCCTCGTTACCAGTTGTACGCGGCTTGGCCGTCGAGGCCGTACCACCGGATCGCCAGCCACCCCGCCGGTACATAGTACGAAACCGGCGTGCCGTCCTCCGCAGCAGCGATTACCCGGTGACTATCACCCTCCGGCTTACGCTTCACGATGACTTTAACCGGGTTGTCAATCCGCAATATGCCGTGCGGGAAGACATATTCACGAAATGATTCATTCGTGAGGTCCATCCACTCTCCGATCTGAAAACCAGCGGGTTTGTCGAGGTTGGTGTCATCATTCATCATCCGTTCCTTTCGGCTTGGTCTAAAAGATCATGGAACATCTCACTACGTCGAGAATGTATTAAGTCGATCAGGTTTTCTTTTCGGCACCTACCCCCTTCCCCCGGCAAAAGCAGGCGAGCATCCGGGCCTCTTGACATTCGATTCTCCAGTCTTGGATCAGCCGGGCAAGATCAATACGCTCAGCGTGGAGTTGATCTCGGATGAACTCGGGGCGGTGGAGTATGACTTCAGGAGGAAAGTATCGGCTGGTGGCCACTCCTCGTGCTGGGGTGAGGAGACGATGAATCGAGACCCCAACGAGAGCCTCGTGGGGGAGGAGTGTCGCCTCCCACTTCGAGGAGGGGAACACAGTTAAGGCGATCTCCCGAAGGGCGAGCCGGGCGAGGTTTAATTGGTCATTCTCACTCAGCACGGTAGGCTCCGTTCTTCACGAACAGGAAGGCCCGCTTGCCGTTCGGGTAGATGATGCCGTGAGCGTGCATCCACTTCGACGGGCCGACGTTGTAGTCCATGTTCAGCTTGCCGAGGACGCCCACAGTGTAGCAGCCGTCCACGATCGAGGGCGTGTGGGTGTGGGCGGTGAAGCTCTTGAAGCCGAGGCGGCTGAATGCCTTGGGGTCGCCGCGTGCCCCCGAGGGGCCGACGTGGCCGTGCATCCCACACTCGATCCCGGCGACTTCGTAACTCTGATCGAGGTCGAGGAACTGAACATTCTTCGCACACTGGTGATGCTGTTGGATCGCCCACCGCATCGGGTTTAGACGCCACCCATCCTGCCGGGCCTTGACCATCTCGACTGCGGTGGTCAGGTAGAAGCGAGCGTTGGCCGGGTCGTCCCGCCAGTCTGTCTCCTTGATCCAGCGGGTGAAGGCGTCGTGGTGGTTGGATTCGACCACGACAATCTCGGCGTCTGGGGCGGCACACTTGATGACATCCAGCCAATCCCCGGCGTGTTTCAAGTCCGCCTCGACCGATCGGCTGAGGTATTCGTCGCTGACCCGGAACAGCGGGTCTTCGCGATTGTGGTGGTTGCGGCTGGTAAAGTCGATCAGGTCATGGATCAGGACGTGCTTCGGCTGAAGTTCCCGCACCATATCCCACGCGATCATGTCCTGCTTCTCGTCGATCTTCTCCAGATGCACGTCACCGAGCACGACACCCTCGACGCCGTCGTGGTTCTTCTCGACCTGCCCGTTCGACACCCGGCGGTCAAGCCAGTAGAAGTCGCCGTTCTCGTCGGCGTTCAGGTGATGGACGTACCAGTACCCGTCGCTCGTGACTTCGACCAGCAGGGCCCCGAGGACGTGGTGGAAGTGGGCGATCTGCCCGGCCTTGCGTTGGATGAACTGACGGGTCGTGATCGAGCCCGTGGTCAGCATCTCCTTCGGCATCTGGTGCGGGCGGCTCTCGACGCATTTAAACGCGAAGCGGTTGTGGGGGACGATGATGCTCGACCGACCGCAGTACGCTTCGAGCGAGGAGAGGGGGTTCTTCGCGGTGGCGAGGATGTCAAGCTCCCCGCAGAAGGCCAGCCGGCGGTGGAGCCGGCACCGGGCGTTGACCGCGTAGGGCTGGAGCCGCTTGTCCCACCACACGTCCCGGGCCTTCAGGCGGGTCTCGCCCTTCCGGGTCAGGCCGCGGTAGCCCTGCCGGTCGTAGAGGGTGTAGCTCACGAGCAGGGCAGCATCGACCTCCTTGGCCAGAGCCTTCAGGTTGGCGAGGAAGCCGGTGTGGGCGTAGGTATTGTTCTGGGCCGACGTGACGATGTAGCGGCGGGTGCCGTGATCGTCCGCCTGCTGGTGGTCCCAGAAGTCCCACGTCTCCACGCCCTCCTCACCGACATGCGTGGCCGGTAGCTCCTCGGCGGCGGGAATATAGGCCCCGTCAGGCAGGTCGGGCTTGAAGCCCTTCAGGCGGTGCCTGATGGTTGACTCGGGGACGCCGATCGCCCGGGCGGCGGGGCGGATGCCGCCGTGGTCCTGCGTAGCCTGCCAGAGTTCCGCGGGGGTGAGGTCAGTTGCCATGGGTATCTCCATTAAGGGAAAGCCCGACCCGGGGTGTCCCCCGGGCGGGGCGAGGGGTTACTTCTGCTGGTCCCGCAGGAAGTGGCACAGGCTGGCCAGCAGGGCCTCGGGGTCGAGGGCGTCCAGCGACTCCCCGGTGAGGGCGTCGATCACGCTGAGGCCCAGCCAGCGGGCGAGGTAGACCTCAGCCGTAGCTCCCGTGCTGGCCTCCCAGCCGGGCAGGACGGCCACTCCGTCGCCGTGCTTGGCCGACAGAACCTTGAGGGCGTGGAAGTCGCGGTAGGCGTAGACGCCCTGCTGAGCGGCCGTGTTGACCGCTTCCTCCGGGAGGTCGCCTTCGCCAGCGGCTCGGTCGATGTCGGCCGGGCTGATCGTGACATGCCCCATCTGGGCGAGGCGGTCCCGGGCGGCGTCGAAGGCCGGGTAATTGTAGTGGGGGTAGCCCCGCATCGGACCGGCGATGTAGAACTTCCGCATGACGACGCCCGGGTCCACTTCTACCCCCCGGAACTCACCGGTCGGCACCGCGACGCCTCCGAGGATTTCTCGGATCACGGATTCACAGCAACCCTGATCGCGGAGTCGGTCCCCGAAGACAATCCGCTCCGTCTCGTCCAACGGCCGAGTGAACGCCCGATCCTCGTCTTCGTCCGGGGTCCGCTGCTTCCAGAGTTTAAACGCCGACTCGGGCATCACGACGGCAGTGCCATCAGACTCGACGACGATTATTCTCCTAGAGTGGACCATAGGTTCGTCATCGTACTGGTCCGCCTCCTCGTCGTCAAGAGGTTCGGCCGGCAGATAACCGAACTCTGTCATAACCAGACCACCAGAGGACGGGTCGTTGGTCGGGGCGGTGTCCTCACCCTTCTCCTCGGTCTGTTGCTCCTCCAGTTCAAGCTGGAGCAAGGCCAGAGCCCGCCACGCGACCTTGGCCGAGTGTCGCGTCTCATCGTTGTCGGCCTTGCCGCGGTCGGCGAGATGGCGGATGATGCAGTCCGCGTGGTCGTCGGACTTCTCGCGGGCCCAGTGCAGTTCCTCCCCGGGGTTGTGCTGCTGGTTGCCCACGAAGCTAACGTGGGCCACTTCCGCGAGGGCGTCAGGGAAGTAGTCGAGCAGGCCACGGGCCATCGGACGTTCCTTACGGCTGGTCTTGTCGGTCGATAACATCACGAGGTCTCCCGGCGGTCAAGGTCTTCAACCCATGCCATAGCCACCGCCGCGACTTGGATGAGTTCTTCTCGAAGGGCGGACGTGTTGCCCCTCACTGCTGCTTCCACAGCTTCAGAGTGTTCTTCGGAAAGGATGTGCGACCACGTCGGGGTGGCTCTGGGGCCCCATTTCGCGTCTTGCCTTGCTCGCTCGGCGAGGAGGTCAGTGATGATCCCGGCTTGGATGGCGGTCTGTTGCATGGTGGTCTCCTAGGGGTGGACTTTGCCAAGGTACTGTCGCTCGGCCCACGGCATCAAGGACAATCCTCGATACACGCTGAACTTGTGCCCACCCTTAGTGTATGTATCGGTTGTAGCGAATGGGGCATTGTTCTTGATCTTCTCGAAGAAGCGGGTCTTCGCTACCGGCCGTAGCCCGCGTTCTCGTGACCACTGCGACCAACACTCGTAAAGCTCATGTTTGCCGACTTCATGCTCACCCCGGGGGCCTTCAACGCACACTTCTTCGAGGAACGCTGCGGTCGGGGAGGTCGAAGTCCGCCATTCAGCGAGGGCGGTCTTCATCGACTCCGGGGTGGTAAAGCGGCCTTGAGCCCGGAGCCGGCGTAGCCCTTCGAGAGCCCACAGAAGGACGCCCGGAGCTTCCGCCTTGAGCTTCTCCGTCAGAGCGTAGTCTTCCCTCCCCTCGAAGGATTTGTCGAAGTCCACGATCAGTAGGCGGGATTCGAGGGCCCCGTTGTCGTCGGGAATCTGCGGGATGGCGTTGGCGGACATCGTGATGCGGGTCGGCAGCTTATACTCACCGAGAGAGGTCTTAAACTTGCGGGGGATGTCCACCACGTCCTCGCCCACAATCTTCAGGAGGAGTTCGAGGGCGACGTTCCCGTCGCCGTGACGGGGGAGGATCGCCTCGTTCATCAAGGCGACCTGCTTACCCACCATGTTCTGAAGCCCGAACTGCTCGGTGAGCTTGCGGAGGCTGAGGTCCGCCGCCTGCTCCCGGCCTACGATCTCGTGCAGCACGCGGAGGATCGTACCCTTACCTGATCGCTTTGGCCCGCGGAGCAGCATCATCTTCTGCTTGCTGGTGTCAGGCGTCAGGCAGTAGCCGATCCACTCTTGAATCAGCTTGTAGCGATCGCGGTCGTGGAGGAGGGTGGACCGCATGAACTTCATCCAGTTTGGGCATGTGGCCAGCGGGTCGAAGTCCCACGGCAGGGCGAAGGTGGTGAAGTAGTCCGGGGTAGAGTCGAGGAAGTATTCGGACTCGTCGGCCCCTTCGAGGTACTTGCTCACCCACAGCAGGCCGTTGCGGAAGGGGATGATGTCAGTTGGGTCAGGGCCAGTCGCTCCGTTGATCCACCCCGGCGGGCGTTGGATGTCGAGTGGGGCGAACTCCGGGCTGTAGAGAGCATCCATCACGTTACTGACAAGGTGGCGATTGCAGATGACGGGGTCGAGCTTCTCCGACCCGTTCTGGGTCTCGCTCAGAACGAGCTTGTCGTCCGACCATTGGTAGAGCGGACCACGGATGTCGGTCTTCTCGTCCGCTTCGGTATACTTCGGCCCGGTGTATTTAAACCACTGGTCGTTGAGGAAGCGGAGTGTATACCGCCCGGCCATCCGGTGCTGGGAGTCAAGCCACATCCGGGCCATCGTGCTCGGCTTGGCATCAGGAAGGATGGTCTGCTCGGTCCGCTTGCGGCCGTGCTGCCCAGCATAAGCGATCAGGTCTGCGGCCGTGATCGACTCGCGGGTCTTCCACTGGCGGAGGTCTTTCAGATGGGCCGGCGGCAGTACCATCGTGGTGTCGGGGCAGACGTTGCGGAGCATCTGGAAGGCGGCGACCATCCCCTCCTCGCCCGGTCGCTTGCCGGTCGTGGGGTTGATGTCGTCGTTCTCGCCGACCACGATGACCCTCCGGCCACGGAGCAAGTCCTTCAGCATGTCCATGCACGCGAGGTTCGACGGCCGGCCAACTGCGACGAAGCCCATGTCCATCGCGGCGGCGGTGTCGGTCATCCCCTCGACCACGATGACCGGGCGGTCGCTGGGCGGCAGGACGTGGGCTTGTCGGCTGATCTTCCCCTCCTCCTTGAGCAGATGGAGGTAGCCGAACTTCAGCCGCTTCTCCGACCCTTCCTCAGTTCGGATGCACACCGCCGCCTTCGGGTTGTCCGGGTCTTCGGCCGAGACAAGGCAGCCGTCAGGCTTCCCGCAGACCGGGCACTCGACGCCCACGTCAGCGACCCGGGCCCAGTTATGGGCACCGTGTTTATACGCCTTGCTCCCGAGTTCGTGGTGGGGGTTGACTTCGTAGATCAAGCCGTGCTTCGAGCCGGGGGCCATGACCTTCATGTCTTGCCGGGACCGGAGGCTCACCCCCGTGAGGCCGGCGTTCTCGTCCCGTTCCGGGATCGCCCACCAGCCTTGGAAGTTCTTCCCCTTCTTAAACTCGACGATCGGAGCCCAACCGAGGTCCAGCCGAGCTAACGATTCCGCCGTGACGTTCAGGTGGGCACCCAAGCTCTCCAGCATGGCGGGCCAGACATTGCCCTGCCACGCCGTCATGTATGTTTCGATCTTCCTCGCCATGGAATCTCGCTCAGTGCAGTAGTAGAAGCCCACACCCCGGGTGTTACCCCGGGGGGTGAGGAACGTGACGCTGGCGAGGTTACTTCACGTTCAAGCCGAGGTCACTGATGACCGTGTCGCGAACTTCCGCCCAGTCCGTGCCGGTGAAGGCGTCCTCGTCCTTGTCGCCACCGACCGAGTGGCAGGCGGCGGTGAAGGCGTCGGTGACATCCTGATCGGACTGGTCGTCCCTGATCTCGAACAGGTAGTTCCAGACCGAGAGCTTGTCCGACTCAGCGGGCAACCCGGATGACGGGGCTTCGGCTTCCGTCGTCTCCGACTCGGGTTCGGAGGCCGGGGGGGAGGGAGGAGCGGGCGGCGGCGAAGTCTGGGTCGGCGTCGCTGCGGGCTTCGCTGCGGGTTTTGCCGCCGGGGCGGCGGGCTTAGCCCCGGGCTTAGCCACGGCGGGCTTGCTGGCACCCTTGATCTTCAGCTTCGACGACAGGTCTTTCAACTTGTCGGCGTCGAGCTTCTTGAGTTCACGCTGCGGCGGGGCGTCGTACTCATCGACCCAGTTGACCCGGAGCTTGACGTTGCCTTGGTACTCGTCCTCGTCCACACGGAACAGGACTTGCTTACCGACGTAGGTGTCGTCGGTCAAGGACTCGAAGCTCAGGCCGTCCCAGCCGAGGGCAAGCTGAAGCTGCTCGTAGTTCATCAGCTTGGAGTCGTCGTCGAAGCGGTCGGCGTCGTTGAACAGGACGAGATAGCCGATGATGTCCTCACCGTAGCTCGACCAGTCAACCCAGCCGGGCTGCTCAAGGTTGAAGTGCTTCATCAGTTCTTCGGTTTCGACGTACCGCTCGTTGGCCTTGAAGCGGGCCACCGCTTGCGGGTAGCCCTTCTTCGTCGTGTTGACGGTGATCTCGTCGATCGGGCCACGGTACACACCAGCTTGGTCAATCGTAGGCATTGGATTCTCCTTGATAGAGGAAAGGTTTAAACGAACAGGGACGATCAGGCGAGCGTGAGGGCCGGGGCCTCGCCGGGCTCGGCGACGACTCCGACGATTTGGCTCTCATCGACAAGCGTGCAGGGCCGACCAGCATCGTCAGTGAAGCCGACGCCGATGGGCTCCAGACCGTAGGCATCGGCCGAGACCCGCATCTTCTGCTTGAGCTTAACGAGCACGGTCTGGCCGGACTTGAGGTCGGCCGTGGTGCTTCGCTCATCCTTCATCGTGGCACAGCCGGGGCCGACTGCAACCACTTTACAGAGCTTGTATTGCTGGCCGGTCTGACTGGGCAGGACGATGCCAGCCTCAGTCGTCTTCTCGGCCTCCTTGATCTCGACGACAGTGACGAACGTGTTACGCGGCTGCATGATAGGTCTCCATGAAAGGGTAGGGATCAGGTACGGGGTCGAGTGTGCTCGTCAACCTCCTTCCCCGGCGGTCGCCCCTTCAAGGGCGAACTGCCACAGAGAGTTGTCGGCCTCGTGCTCGAAGCCGATGACGGGGGGTAGCCGGTGGCCATTGATCGGCCGGGACTTGCCGAGGAAGTGCTGGGCTCCGCCGGTGAACAGGGCACGGGTGTCGTCACCCTTGCTTTTTCCGGCCCGGGCGTGGTCGTGGTCCTTGACCACGTCGAGGTCGAGGAAGCCGATGCGGACAACGTGGTCGCACCACTCGCAGACTTCCGTGCGGATCGGACCCTGCTTGTTCTCGTTCAGCTTGGGCACGTCCGAGATGTAGTCCACGCCGCCGGCGTTCGCCACGTTCTCCTGAGCCAACTGGCAGAGCAGGATGACGTGCCGACCCGAGCGGATCAGGGCGTCACAGTCCGAGAGCAGGAGCCGGAACTGGTCGAGTTCGTGGCGGAAGCCCTTCCCGAAGCCGAACGCCTCGAAGTTCTTCGCCTTGCCGCCCTTCTCCAGCGGGACGTTCTCGACCACCCAGTCTTCGGCGAGGTTCTGGCACCGGGTCAGGGTGTCGATGACGAGAGCCCCGCCCTTCTCGATCAGGTTCGGGGCCTGATGAACGGCGTCCCGCAGGTCATCCCAGTCCTCGACGCCGTGGATGGCGTTGACCGGCTGGTTGGTGAGCGGGTTGTAAATCTTCCGGGCACCGTCGTCGATCGGGATGAACACGGCGTTCGGAATCTGGGCGGCGAGCGTGGTCTTACCGAGCCCAGACTGCCCGTAAATCAGCATCTTCTCACCCTCGTCGTTCCCCGAGAGCGGGGCGACCGAGAAGCTCTTGACTTCACGCTTCGCCTTCCCGGGCGAGGGCGTGCCGGGCTTACTCGGCGGCTTGGGTAAGGACGTGCCGGGCTTCGGCGGGGCGGGCTTGGTATTAGCGGCGGGTGGTTTCGGCGGCATGGTTACTCCTCGGTCGTGGTCTCGTTCACGGTCAGGTCAACGAAGATACGTTTAAACCCGGCAGGCGTAGTCTCGCCGTCACACACGGCGTCGGCACCGGGGCCATAACAGATCGGGATGTACGAGCAGGGGAACGTAGCTCGACACTGCTGCTCGTTCTCAAACCAGAAGCCCGTCTTGTCGTAGATACGCTGGGCTTGGTAGATGTTATAGAGTTCCTTGCGGAACTTCCGTAGGTCTTGATCGGTCCGGGCGATCTCCTTCCGGGCGAAGTAGAACTCCGGCCGTTCGTAGATGTCCGACAGGAGCCGAGCCGCGTACATGGTCGGCGTCTCGCGGACCGCAGCCTTGAAGGTCTTGCCAACCTCGAACGTGGCCGGCGTCCCGTCCACCGTGATCGAGACCGGCACCTGATGCTCGACGGTTTTCGTGCCCGACTTCAACTCCCGGGTCTCGATCTCCGTCTTCCACTCGACCTGCACGTCGAACTTCTGGTCGCGGTACTCGCCGGTCTCCAAGAAGTCCTTCGTCTCGGCCTGCGTGAGCTTCGACGGGGCGATGGTCGGCTTGTGCCACACGTCGTAGAGCGTGTTGCCGAAGCGGTGCGGGTCATAGTCGGGGTGCTGCGTGACAGCCTCGGGAAGCTCGCCGGCGTTGAGCAGGTCGCGAAAGGCGAGGGCGTACATGCTGACCTGCGTGTCCTTCTTCGCCTTATCCCAGTAGTCGGAGTCTGGGTCGATCCCGCGGCTGGTGGACTTCCGCTCAACGTTGCCGATCATCCCCTGCCAACTGACGACGTGGTCAATTTTGCCAACGCGGATCGTCTGGGACGTGGGGAGAGGGAGTCCGGTCCGGGGCTCGTTCACGGCAAGGTCGAAGGCCAACTCGCTGATGATCGGGTCTACCGGGTCGTTCTGCCAGTACCAGAGGTAGCCCATAAAGCTCGTCACGAGCTTCTGCCGCTCCACCTCCCATTCCTCGGCCGACTTCCCGGACGGGACTTCCTCGTACCGCTCGTTTAAATGCTCGATGGCGGCATTGAAGGCGTACTCGTGAGCATCCACACCCACCCCATGCGGCCTATCGTCATCTGTGCCGACCGCGTCGCCGTTGCGATACCCGACAACCGCCGTCTGGTAAACCTCGTGGATGGCGTGCCAGTTCGTGCCCATCCGCTGAGCCTCGGTGTCCTCCGCCAACCTCAGACCTTCCCGGTACGCCAGCCGATAACGGGTGGGGCACGCCTTGAAGGACGAGATGCAGGAAGCTGATAGATGGAAGCAGGTGGGGTTGCTCATGGGTCACTCCGGGTCCAAGAAGTATAACGGGTCAAGTACAGAGGGCAAGCTATTTCTTTCGTTTTCTTCGCCGGCCGGGTCGAGCAGATTTAAACAGTAAGGCCATCGCTTCATCACTATCCTTGCCGAACTGCTCAACGACACTCCGCATCCCGCTGATACCGCGAGTCCGTAGGAAGTGGGCGATCAAGAGGGCGTCAAGCCGTCCGTCCTTGATCCCGCCTCGCGGTCCACGGATCACGTCGGCGTGGTCCGGGTAGTACCGCTCGAACATCGCGGCGGCGATCTTGTTCGCCTCGGGGTCGGTCTTGCCCGGGATGCCGAGCCGGCCCTTCCATAAGTTCGGGGCGATCAGGTGGAAGTCGAGCTTCTTGCAGTAGGCGAAGGCTTGGAGCAAGCCCTTGCCGCGGCCGAACCGTTCGCTCCGCTCCGCCCCCTCGCCGGGCCGGGTCGTCGGCCACTCGATCCCGACCGTCACGTCGGGCAACATCGTCAACTGGTTAAACACTCGGTTTAAACCGTCGAGGCTAAACTCCCGCTTCCGGTCCTTGCCCGGGTTCGAGGTCGGCATCTTCCATGACTTCACGGTCTGGCCGTTCTTGCTAATCAGGCCGATGCCGCCGCTGAAGCCGGGGTCGATGCCAGCGTAGAATGCGTGTTCACCAAGCGGCAAGTCCATCTCGTATCTCCGGCATGATCTCCCCGACTCGCTCAGGGCGGTAGCCGGGCTGGTTTCCGATCACGATGTCAGGCTGGAGCCCGGCCTTCTTGATCCGCTTCGTGACTGAGAGGGGGCTCCGCTTGATCGCCTTCGCGATGTCGGTCTTCGTAACGTACTGCACGGGCGAGAGGCGTTCGAGCATCGACTCGATCTCCTCCACGCTCAGGGGTCCATACTTCTCCAGCATGGGCTCGATGGCCGTGTGCCGGCTCGGATGGACCCGGCTGTTCTCGGCCACTTCGGCCCAGAACTTCAGGGCTGCCCGGCACTGGTGCCACTCTCGCTCGGTCAGGTCGTACAAGCTGGCCATCAGTGCCCCCCGTATCGGTCAGTGACAACGCCCTCCCCGTCGAGCGGGCAGTCCGGGGCCCAGTCGGGACGGATGCGGAGGTACTGGACGAGCCGTTCGAGGACGGCGGAGCCCTGCCCCTGCTTCACTACCGCAACAGCTTCGTCGTGGACGTGGAGCTTGATGATCTGGGGGCCGCAGCGGTGCTGTTTAAACTCCTCAGTCCGTTCGAGTCGGTCCATCGCCTCCCACAATATGTCTCGGCTCATCGCTTGCACCACGTTCTCGGCGAAGTGTCCGCCCCAGACGTGGGCCCACTTGTGCTCCAGAGCGTTGTAGACCGAGAGAGCGGGGCCATACCTCCCCTCCGACATGCGGACCTTGTGATACTTCAACTCCCGGCCATTCGGCAGGATGATGACCACGTCGCAGTCGGGGCGGGACTCGAATCGGAGCCCCCGAGGCATGGAGCAGGGCCGCTTGTAGCGGAAGGTGTAGAGGAAGCAACGTTCGAGGTCTTTCCAGAACTGCACGATCTTGTCGTTGTCTTCGCGGTAGACCTTCACCAGCTTCTTGGCGGTGAGGATGTCGATGGCCCCCTTGGCGTAGCCAACTGCCTTAGAATCTCCCATGCCGTAGCCGCAGCCGAGCACGCCAACCTTGCCGATGTTGTTACGGGCGTGCTTGAAGAAGCCGGCGAGCAGAGCGGGGTCATCCTTCTTTGGCTTGCGGAGTGAGCCGGCGGGGCGATCAAGCACCTTCTCGGCGAAGCGGCAGTAAATCTCCTCGTCGTTGGCAAACTTCTCGATCAGGTCGTCCTGCCCGGCGATCCACGCCAGCACCCGGGCCTCGATCTGGCTGGCGTCGGCGATCACCAATTCATAGCCCTCCGGGGCGACGAGCAGTTCGCGGATCGCATTGACCAGTTCGTGCCCACGAGAGCCAAGGTTCTGAAGGTTGATCTTCTCGCCACCCGACCACCGGCCAGTGTGAGCCCCGCAATACTTCAAAGGCACCGGCAGGTAGCCACCGGCGGCTCGGGATTGGCGGACGATCCGCTCGATCCGGCTGATATGGTTGGGCCACGAGTCCACCGCAGCCTTCGCCGCCATCAGGCCGCGGACCGTCTCATCAGCGTGGGTCTCAAGCTGTTCGCGTTCCGGGTCATCCTTCGCCGAGGCGATCTTCCACCCTCGCTTGCAGTTCTTCGCCGGCTTCTTGAAGCGGGCAGTGTATTGATCCGGGGGCGGCAGGTCGCCCGGGCCGTGGGTCCGCTCGGTGTCGGCCCAGTGCCACAGGGCATCTGCCATCGCTTCATCCCACGCCCCGCCCCGGATGTCTGACTCGCTCAGGCCGGTCGGCTCCACCGCCTTCTTGATCTCCGCCAGCATCGCCGACTTGAGTTCCTCAGCCTTCTCCTCGTCCACCCGGAACACCGGATAGAGGAACAGGTCGAGCGTGTGCTGCATGATCCGCAACTCCGTCTCCGGGTTGCTCATCAGCGGGAGTAGGTGAGTGAAGCATTCCCACTCGCGAGCCGTGTCGTTGTTCGCGTAGCGGCCGAGTTCCTCCGCCATGCTGGGCGTGATAAGCGGGCGTCGCTCGGGCATCCGGTTCTTCTTCTTCCGACCCCTAGGCGTGAAGTACCGGGTCCGGTTCGTCCACCCCTTGAACTTCGACGTGTCGCCCTTCTCCGCCGGTAGTTTAAACCGCTTCGCCAACGAGCCGAGGTCGTTCCTCGAACGGGAGTCCCAGTGCCGGGCGAGGCCGAGTACGTCGATGATGTACGGGGCATGGATGCCGTGCCGGTAGGCGAGGATCGAGAGGTCGAAGCGAGCGTTCTGGGCGACCACGGTGCAGCCGGCGAGGTTCGGGCCATACACCCGTTGCAAGTCTTCGATCACCTGCTCCGTCGCCTCCTCGCCGTTGTACCAATGCGTGCCCTGCTCGTGGTCCTTGTCTGGGGCGAGCTTCGTCATCGTGAGCACCGACACCCCGAGCGTCTCGTAGTCCGGGTGCATGATATATTCGACCGTGCTCAGCTTGCTCCCCCTCATGCTGATCTCGTCGTCGAAGTAGGACTCGAAGTCGATGACCACCACGTCGGTCGGGTAGCCAGCGTCTTCGAGAATCTCCCACCACTCACGCCGAGGCCGGTCGATCTCGGGCGTGTGGCGGATCGTGCCGGGAAACTTCGGCGGGGGCGGGGCTGGTTTTGGCGGGGCGATCATGCGTTCGCTTCTTCCTCAGTCAGCCTCACGCGAGGGCGTCCGGGGCAATCTCGGGTCGGCCGAGCTTCCGGGCCCGTGAAGCCGAGGTAGCCCCACTTCTTCTTGCCGTGCCACCGACGTCGCACCTTCCGGTCTTCGAGGTCGAACACCCAGTTGAGGGCGGCTCCGAACTGGCGGGGGTTAAGGTCGTCGGGCGGCTCATCTTGCTGCAACCGAAACTGTTGCCGAGCGGTGATCCAGTTCCGATACACTCGGTAGAGCACGTCGGTCGGCACAAACGATTCGAGGTCCATCTCGTCGAAGGTGTAGCCGGCCTCCGCGATGGACTCCCGGACTTCAAACTCCTCCGGGCTGAGGCGGTCGTCGCCGATGATCTCCGAGCGTCGGGAGCAGTCGTAGCCCATCAGGCTCGCTGCTTCAAGTAGAAGCCAGTGAGAATGTCACCGGCCACCGTGAAGTTCTCGTACCCCTGATCGGCGATCCGGCTCACGAGTTCGACCGCTTCCCACAGTCTCTCCGGCTCCTCGCCGGTGCGGACAAGCTCGTGGTAAAGCGTGATCGCGTCGCCGATATGGAAAGCCAGCAGGGTAGCGTAGCCTCCATCCTGCGAACGCCCCGGGCAGTAGATGCTGTGGTTGACGTTGCGGGGTAGGGGGTGGAGCCCGTGGTTCGCCATCCGCGGGGCAACGTGCGGGATGTAGCGGCTGACCATCGTACGGAGTCCGCTGTCAATGATCCGGCCACTGAGTCGAGACAGGGCGTCGATCAGGTTAGCTCGCACTATGTCGTCATCAGAAAGGGATATCGTCGTCTCCGAAATCGTCGGGGAGAGGGGTTGGGGGCTTGGGCTTGGAGGCGGGGGTGGTGTCTGCTGGCTCATCGGTCTTCTCCTTGACGGGTACAAGTTTAAACGTATTGGCGTGCGGGCTGTCCGAGTTCATCACGAGGAAGTGTCGGGCGACGGAATCCCACGGCGGGAGCAGGAAGCCGGTGGTGGGGTGCTTGACCCGGTTCTTGTTGCGGAGCATCCAGTAGAACACATCCTCGATCGCTCTGCGTGGCGTGGGCAGTCCCGTCTGCTCGCGGGGCTGGCTCGGCAGGTGGGCCGGTGGGGGCGGCGGACCCGCGGCCTTGCGAGCGGGGGGCGGAGGCGGCGTGCGTGGCTTGTGGGCCGGAGGAGGCGGCGGTGCGGGGCGAGCGGACTCAGGCTTGTCAGGCGAGTCGGAGGGGGTGTCCTCGCCCGCGTACGCCTTCTCCGCCCACTCGCCCCAGACCTTCTTCGTCTCCTTCATCGTCTTGCGAGCCTTCGCTCCGGGCTGCCCGGGGTGCCGGCCACCGTCTTCAGTGTAGACTCGCCAGCCTTCATCGTCGTTCGACATGGTCGCCGTCAGCTTGCCCTTGCCCTTGCCATAGCTGAGGGTGTAGGTGCCGTCGTCGTTGCGACTGTTGTTGACTTTGAAGTAGGCCATCGGGTCGGGTCTCCGTTGGGGAATGATGCCTCCAGCCGTTAAGCTCAAGGCACCTAGGATGTCGGTCAGGTGTTAGAGGTTCATGGCTCGGCTCCTCGGGGGTGGTCGTCTTGTGTCACTGCCGGTTCATCGCCGGCTTCACTGAGACGGGTAGTGTACCACGCCGAGCGGAGCGTGCAAGTTAATCTTCCGACAGAATGACGAGGTTGTTCTCGTCTCGGTCTTCGCCGACGCGATCAGAGCCGATGTCCGTCTCGTCATGCCGGCCGGCGAGGCCGAGGTCTGCGAACCGAGTGTAAACCACGCCGTTCGGGGTGGCCCGGGGCTCAGTATACAACTCGACGGTCCGGTCTGCCTCGGCCACTTCGACGTAGTGCGGGAAGATATCAGACTCACGGGACGCGAGCGGGAAGGCGGAGTAGGGGACCGCGACCTGCCGCTGGCACAGGCCGTTTGTCGAGCGGATCGCGTGGCGGCAGGTGTAGTTCTGGCCGCGGAACTCGAAGACGAGGTCGGCGGTGTTGGAATCGGGGGCTGCAAGAGCGTGCATGGTATTCTCCAATGGGGAAAGTGTGTAGGTGTTTAAACAGGACGGGTTCAGCCGAACAGTCGAGTCAACAGGCGGGCTGCGAAGGACTGGGACGGCATGATGCGGTTGACGTGGGGGACTTCGCCGCCACGTTTGACGTGTCGCCGCATGAGGGCGGCGGCTCGCCGGCGGGTGCGGCGGTTGTAGCCGTCTGGGTGGTAAAGAGCGTCCGATGCTTCTTCGAGGTCGAGAGCCGGGACCGGCCCGCGACGAGTGCAGCGATCATTCCATCCAATCTTCGATCTCGTTCCCATCTTCATCATCCTCTGGGTCAGGAGTGTCAAGCCCGAGAAAGAAGTCGAGGTCCACGTCATCGGGCTGGTTGACGAGGGCGTCGTAGTCGTTAGGATCGGGGGCGGTGTTTTGCATGGTGTGGCTCATGGAATACCCGGCAGCCGGCGTCAACCGGCGGCGGGGGTGCGGGTTCAGGCGGCGACGGGGATGTTGCCGACAGGGTGGGCCTTGTCGAAGCGGCGGATGCGGCTGTAGGTAGTGGCCTCGGGGCAGCTAACAGGACTGGCGGCAACCGACAGTTGCCGGTCTTCAAGGTTATCGAAGTCACGCTCCGTGATCCGGCGGGCGAGGGTCCGTTGGCCGACGTTGCGGTATTTTTCCCGCAGCTTGTTCACGGCATCAACTTCGGGCTCGATTCGGGTGCTCATCATTAGGTCTCCGTGATGAAAGGTGCGGGACCGTCCCGCGGAAGGTGGACTGCCAACGTGGTCAGTCACGAAGGGTACTGTTCAGGCGGTCGATCTCGTGGTAGCGGTGGTTCACGTCGGGGTCGCGTGCGATCCAGCAGCCAGACCCGATCCGGCCGCCCCAGTTGTGCCCGCCTTTCTGGTCATGGACGACGGGCCGGTTCGTGCGGGGGTTCGTGGCGGGCAGGGGGTTGCGGCTCATCATGGTCTCCGTGGGGTTGAGTAGAGTGTACGTTGTGAACGCGAGGGGTCAAGTCTTTTTCGTGGTGATAACGGTCGGCGGTGATAAACTCGCGGCACGCTTTGCCGCAGTGACGGTAGCATCCGGGGCATGGCTCCATTAGAACATAAACTCCGGGAGGTTTAAACGCTCGGCTTGCTCGGTCGCTTGGACGATGCCCCGATTCGTTGCCACGAGACGCGACGGACCGGGACCGTGTGTTCTCCGTACCAGTCGAGCACGGACAAGGCGATCTGCCTGCTCGGGTGGAACGGTATCAAGCCGTAGTCCACGCCAACGGGGGGTCGCGTTTGCGAGTTCAGTGAGGCGGTCTTCATCGGTCATATCTTCGCATTATCGTTAAGCAGTTGGTTCAGTTCGGTGGTCGCGGACATGTAATGCCGGCCGAGCAGTTGACGGATGTCGTTGACCTGCTTCTCCCGACGATCGGCGAGGTCGAGAGCCTTGTGGGCTTCCTCGACCGCCTGCTCCCGCCAGTGCTCGGCGTCTTCGAGGTCGCGGCGAAGGGCGTCGATCCCATTCTGAGCGTCGTGAAGCTCGGCACCGAGGTCCGCATACTTGTCAGAATACTTCACAACGAGCCGGTCGGCCAGCCATTCCAAGGGGCGTTCATAAAGTCGGTGCAGGTTCATTAGGGTCTCCGGGTTAGGGTTTACGTCGCAGCATACACACGGCCGCGAGCATGAGGATCAGGGACATCGCCGCCGAGGGGCCGGGGACGATCGGGGTCGGGTGGTGCCACTCGGCACGCTGATCGACGAGCGGGGCGGCGTTGTATTCCAAGGCCCAGCCGATGTCAGTGCCGTAGTCGTGCCCGAGGTTGTCCCCGGTCGAGTTCGCCCGGCCGGGGTAATGCCAGTTCTGGTCTCCGAGCAAGTCGTCGAAGTTGTGGGGTTCGTGCTGGTGGTCTTGCATGGTTACGCCTCAGCTTCCAAAGTTCCGCCACAAGGGCAATCCCACTCAGGGCCATACTCGTCGATCCACTTCTGGGTGACGCGGACCTTGCAGCCACACTCGCATTCGAGCTTGAGCAAGCGAGTGCTCTGCTTCTTCAAGTTCTTCGTGGCATCGAGCTTAGCATGAGGGTACGGGCCCAGCTTGTCAACCCACTTCGCGAGCGTGGCCTTCAGTTCGTCCGATTCGTCGGTGGCGGTCGGCTTGCCGGTGAGGCCGGTGGCCTTCATCGCATCGACGAACGGCCTGCCGTGGCCAGCTTCGACGCCGACCGTAACGTGGATCGCTTCGTGGATCAGCACGCCGAGAATCTTGATCGGGTCATCAAGATAGACGCTAATGATGATCTCGTGGACGCCGTCCGCCGAGCATGAGTTCGACCACGCTTGGCCGATCGTGCGGGACTTGGCGGCGAGAGCACCCCGCGACGGCCAGCCGGTACTCACCCGGACATGCTCGGGAATCGTGAGCCCGGCTTTCTCAAAGTGCGGACGGACGTAGCGGTCGAGAGCCGTCGCTAGCCACGCTTCCTTCCACCTGTGCTTCGCACCGATATGCCGAGGCGGGGGCGGGGTCGTGGTCTTCGCCTTGCGGACGACTTGTTTCTTCGGGACGGGGGTGGGCATGGGTCAGGTCTCCGGGTTGAGGATGTTTAAAGCCTACCCCAGCGATCAAGCCGGGGCAAGCGAAGATCATGCAACGGTTGAAGTTTTCTCGTGCCACACTTCACGCACGACGCTATCCGGGGCATCGGGCAGCCGGCGGGGAATCTCGCAACCAAGCTGATGCCACAGCGGGCGGAGCACCAGTGTAGGGTTGTCGGTGTAAGGGACTTGCACGATGTCGCCCTTGTCCCAACCGGTGAGCGGCGGACTGATTCGACACTTCGCAACCTCCCACGCTTCGCCGTCCTCCGCGATCAGGACATGGCCGTGCAGGCCGAAAGTGTTGGCGTTCTCGGACACGGCAGCAACTTTGAAGGGTTTAAACATGATGGGTCTCTCCGTTGGGTGAAGGGGTGAGCAGGGTTACGCGGCGGGGGTGCAGTGCCCCGCTTCGATGAGGGCGGAAGCGGTGCGGCCGTAGTGGCCTTGGAGTTGCCAGACGATACCGGAGTCGATCATCGCTTGGAAGCCGTCGATGAGTTCCTGTTCGTCGGTGATCTCGCCTGATTCATATGCGATGATGAAGTTGACATGGTCCATGATAAGGGTCTCCGAGGGTAAAGGGACGGTGGGTCACAATCCCGCCCGCCAGCCGCTAAGCCGGGGGCGTGAGGTTCAGAGCCGGGGATGATCCCCCTTGGCGAGCCCTTGCACACTGATGCTAAGCATGATGCCGACCGACTTCGCCCGGTTCATCGGGTCGTCGAGTACCTCACGGATGACGGCACCAACCACGTGTGAATTATGGGACTTCACTTCGACATCGTATTCGGCTCCGTTGATGTGGTTCGTATACTTGAGCCGCGTGCCGGCCGGATAGGCTTGGCGTAGGTGCTCGACGATGCGGGCATTGTGTTCGGCACGTTCGGCCAGCATATTCTTCAGGGCGTTGTCCGACATGGGTGGGGTCTCCAATAAGGGCGGTGGGTCTCAAACGCTAGGGAAGTATACCTCACGGTTTAAACAATGCAAATTATTTTTTCCAGCGGGGTCGCCACAACGGGGCGTCGCTCCAATGCTTTCCGCGGACATGCCCCCAGTTGCCGAGGCAGTAGCCAC